ACAGAAGCCGACGTGGTCGAACTACTATTCACAGGTTACTCCAGCCAACTCTGAAAACATCACAGCGTTTGTAATCGACAATCCTCACCAACTTTATGTTGGTATGATTGACACAGCTATACCTATCGCAAATATGGGTAAAACTTTCGGTTTCGCGTCTACTACTGGTTCAACAACTAGTGGTCAGTCTACAAACAAAATGTTGTTAGCAGGTGGTCACGCCACAAATAATACTTGGAGAACTGTAAGAATAGCAGAAGATCCTGAAAACCAAGACATCGCAGTAGCAAATTGCTCTGTTGTTTTTGTTCAGAATCTTAACCAGTATAATAACGGCGTAACTATGGCATAATAGGAGCATATCATGGCAATATCACGAGCACAGCTAGTTAAAGAACTAGAACCAGGCCTAAATGCACTATTTGGGCTGGAGTACAAAAGGTATGAAAATCAGCATGCTGAGATTTATACAACAGAATCATCTGACAGAGCTTTCGAAGAGGAAGTAATGTTAAGTGGTTTTGCAAACGCAGACGTAAAAGCAGAAGGTCAAGGAATTGCGTACGACGACGCGCAAGAAACTTACACTGCTAGATACACGATGGAAACGATCGCTTTAGCTTTCGCTATCACAGAAGAAGCAATAGAGGACAACCTTTATGACAGACTTTCTTCTAGATACACAAAAGCTTTAGCAAGATCTATGAGTAATGCTAAAGAAGTTAAAGGTGCAGCACCTTTGAATAATGGTTTACCGGGCGTAGCCGCGGGAACTGCTTTTCAAACAGGTGATGGATCTAACTTAATGGCTACAAACCACGCGACTATCGCTGGAACTGTATCCAATACTTTAACAACTCAAGCAGACTTAAACGAAACTTCATTAGAACAAGCATTGATTGATATCGCTGCTATGACTGATGAAAGAGGTTTAAGAATCGCAGCTAAAGGAGTTAAAATGATAATTCCTTCTGCGAATCAGTTCAACGCTGAGAGATTGATGAAATCTCAAGGTAGAACTCAAACTGCTGATAATGACATCAATGCAATCAACAGCATGGGAATGATCCCACAAGGTTACAGAGTTAATAACTTTTTAACTGATGCTGATTCTTGGTACATTATTACGGACGTTCCAAATGGTATGAAGATGTTCTCAAGAACTCCATTGACAACTTCAATGGAAGGGGACTTCGATACTGGCAACGTTAGATACAAAGCTAGAGAAAGATACGCTTTTGGCGCATCTGACTTTAGAGGTATCTTCGGTTGCGAAGGTGCGTAAGCAAAGTTAAACATTTTTGTGGCCGGACATAGTTCGGCCACATTCAATAAATAACATGGTGGGATTCATGAAAAATTTTACAGTTACAATATGGGCATACGATCATTACGCAAAATTTAATGTTTTGTCGGAAGATAATGCTATTTCTCTTGAAGAATCAATCCTTGACAAATTGGGAGAAAAGAGTATAAACTGGGAATATCTCGGAAACAACTATAATAACGAGATAAATCGAATAACTTATGAGGAGGTTATTGATGATACAAGACCTATACAAACAAAAAAGGTCCTTGGAGTTGAAGTGGCAACAGGAGCATCTGTCTAATGATAGATACACTCTTGAGATGGTCAGAATTGATGACAAAGTTAAACAAGTCATTACTGAGATCAAGCTTGAAGAAGCTCAAATTGCTCACAGGCAGAATAGCGTTGAAGGCGCTGCTCCACAAGTTTCTGTAGCTACTTAAGTACAAAGCTACATCGCTGAAATCGCACTTTCTTATAAGGCTCTCTTGCACTCTACTAAAAACTAATATATAAATAATTCACTATACAATTTAAAACGATATATGGACGCGTATAGTCGACGGCCTAGAGACTATATATCATAACTAGGAAAAGGAGAAAAATTATGGCAAATACTACATTTAATGGTCCAGTAAGATCTGAAAAAGGTTTTGAAGTGGCTACTAAAAACACAACAACAGGAGCATTTACAACTAGATATAGTTCAGCTTTACCTGATATGACAGGTTTAACTTTAACTGATTTAGCAACAGGTGCTAACATTACTTTGATTAATAATTCAATGAATGTTACTAACTACACAGGTGCAGCAGCAGCTGCAGCAGCATTACCAGCAGCAACACAAGGTGATGTATGTGTTTATGTACAATCAAAAGATACAACTGGCGGAACAGCTACATTAACTTTTGATGCAGCAGGTACTGATGTTTGGGCTACTGGTTCAGTAATAGAATCAAGAGCAGCAGCAGAAGTAACTTTTGACATTTCTGCAGCAGGTGAAACACAATTAGTTTACACACCAGCAAACGCAGCTACAAACTTGTTTACAACTGGAAGCATGATTGCTTTCATTTGTTACGAAACAGGTACGTGGACTATTGCATCTAGAATGGGTGGTGCAGCAGACGCAACTACAGGTGCATTTGCATTTGCAGCGTAATAATTAATTTAGTGTGGGCTTCGGCCCACACAAATTTAAGGAGAATAAAATTATGTCAATAACATCAAAAGTAAGACAAGGTGTAGTTCTTACCTCAACTGGTCAAGTACAGGGTTTAGTAAATACTGCAACTACATCAACAGCTACTAATCTTACAAAGATTAATATTATGACTGTTTATGGACAATCTAGTGATGCAGATGCTGAAATAAAAATTTATAATGAAACTGGAAGTGCGACAGCAAAAAATTTAGTTTTTCATGGTAAGTTTGGAGCAGCTGCTAATGCCGTTCAAGAATTTAAATTACCAGGAGCCGGTATTTATTGTGACGAAGGAGCTTACATCACTCTTACTAACTGTGATTTTTGTTACGTAGTCGGAACATTTTAAGGAGTTAGCCAATGGCGAATACTACTTCCTCAGCCTACGCATTTGATCAGGATTTCTCAATAGATGAAATCATTCAAGATGCGTATGAACGTCTTGGACTACAAGGCACAGCAGGTCATCAATTAAAAACTGCAAGACGATCGTTAAACATTCTTTTTCAAGAATGGGGTAATAGAGGAATACATTTTTGGGAAGTAGGAAATACTAATATTAATTTAGTTGTAGGTTCAACAACTAATGTTGATGCTACAGCTGAAGGGTCTGGTGTTTATACTTTTTATAGAAACTCTACAGACGTACCTGGAGGTGGTGAACCACCACAAGCAACAACTGTTCCAACAGCAAATGTTTATGGTATTTCAGATATTTTAAATGTTTCTTACAGACAAAACTATAATACAACTTCTCAGTCAGACACGGGTCTAACTAAAGTTGCAAGAGATGCATATGCTGCAACAGCAAATAAAGCATCTAATGGAACACCTTCTCAATTTTGGGTACAAAGATTTATAGATAAAGTTACATTAACTATTTATCCTTTACCTAATTCAACTGCTGCATCTAATTATTTAAGTGTTTATTATGTAAGAAGAATTCAAGATGCAGGAGCATATACTAACGCAAGTGATGCACCTTATAGATTTGTACCATGTATGGTTTCAGGACTATCGTATTATTTATCTATGAAGTTTGCACCACAAAGAACACAGGAGATGAAGTTGTTGTACGAGGATGAATTAGCTAGAGCATTATCTGAAGATGGTTCTGCAGCTAGCACATTTATTACTCCGAAGACATACTATCCAAACGTATAATGGCTAGATTTGCAAAAGGTAGTAGAGCATTAGCGATCTCTGATAGATCAGGAGCAGCATTTCCATATAGAGAAATGGTGCAAGAATGGACTGGTGCTTGGGTACATACATCTGAATTTGAACCTAAACAACCTCAATTAAAACCACATCCAGTAGGAGCTGATCCACAAGGATTATTACATGCAAGACCTGCAAGAGTTGAGTTTCCAGTACAAGATATTTTACCCAACAATCCTTTTTCTATAACAACGGGAGTTGATATAATGACAGTAAGTTATCCTGATTACTCTACAGAAGAACAAGGTGGAGAATTAGGTTACGTAAGATTTCAAGCTGTTAAAACCGCTGTCGGAGGTACTATTGCTAATTCAATAGAACAAATAGAATTATCTTCAACACTTAATGCAGGTATTTCTAATACAGCCACTACAATTACTTTATCTGCTGGAGCTGGTGCTTCTTGGTTGCCATCAAATAGCTATGTAGTAATTGAAAAAATAAATAGTGAAACAGGTAGATATGAAAATGAAGTTGTTTTTTATCAAACTGTATCTATTAATTTAGGTACAGGTATAGTAGATTTAAGTAATTGTGTTCGTGGAACTTCTGCAAGTTTTAGAGGAGAAAGTTTTCCTAATACTACTGCAAGTTCTCATTTAGCAGGTGCTAAAGTTTTTGGGTGCCGTCTTGCTTCTATAGATCCAGATACTGTTGTAACAGGTTCTCAACCAGCTACTATAGAACAGTATAATAGATTTACTGTTAACATGCTTCAAAATTCAACAGCAACAGCAACAGGAGGCGGTTTTCAGTGTACAATTGGACCCGTTAATGATAGAGCTTAACTATGGCTGGATTTACATACGCAACATTA